TAGTTGGATATTTTACATATTGTCTCAATGCTTTTTTTAATGCTTCTCGAACTTCTTCAACTTGCGGCGTTTGTCCAAATTTTATTTTAGCTTCACTTAACGTTTCAATTGTTTTAGTAAATTTCGTTGCATAATTTTTAATTGCTTTATTTATCAAAGCCGGATTATTTGAATTATACATGAAATTAACATATGGTGCAATTTCTTCTTCTGTTACATCATCACCTTGATTTAAAATGTATGCTAAATTTTTTGCATTTTCTGGTAATTTAGCTTGAAATTGAAATTCTTGTACTATAGATCCAGATGGATGATTTGCAAACATTGGAACTGAATAAGGAATAACTATTTCTGGTTTTTTTGGGTTTTTTATATTTTTTATATCCGTAAATAGTAACTGTTGCGGATCATCTGAATCGGAAACTAATTTTAAATCGATAGCTCCTCCAACTCTTGTGGATATTTCTGTAGAAATTGCTGATAAGAATGTAGAAAGTGTAAATTTCCGTGAGTTACCTGCCGATATCGTTTTTACTACATATTGAATTAATTCTAAATTTAGAAATATCCTGCTAGGATATATTTTACCTATATTATTCGTAGATTCATATATGCCTGGCCACCGTTTATAAAATTTTTTTTCATTAGCATTAAAGTTAGCTTCTGTTGTTGTAATTACATCTTGATAATATATTAATGGACCGTAGCAGTGCATATCGGGAAATGTAGCTGTATTTGATGGGTCTGCTGGCAATAATAAAACTGTGTCAGGTACAGCTGAAACTAATGATGAATAATAATTACTATAAACTACAGTATCTGAACAAACTATACCAGTAATTACTGGCGAAACTAAACTGCCGGAAATTACGTTTTTATTAATAAACTCGATTAATGCACCTAATGTTATATATCGATTAAAATCTTGAAATTCTATTTGTGCTTTATTTTCCGATTGCCACTTTTTTTTAGCGTCTTGTTCTCTTTTTGCACTACCAGAATTGTACAATTCTTGTTGTCTTGCTGGTAAGACTCGAGATGATGTATTTGGAGTAAATGGGGGATCTATGTATGTAAATGAACTAGTAGGTCTTGCAGGATACGGTTGGCCAGCTAAAATAAACTGATCTGTTGTTAAATTATCGTCCCACGTAATTAAATATTGATTTGGATTTTGATTTTCTATATACGTTTTATATGCCGTTTCTCTGGCTTCTACATACTGGTTTAGCGATTGGAAAAATTGTGATTCTAACGGTTTTTTACTTGTTTTTGCCTGTTCTATTTGTTCTTTTGATTTATCTTTGTCAATTTCGAATTCTGGAGGGGTTTTTACTTGTTTTGATTTATCAGGCGTCATAAACATGGATATGTCTGTATATACATTGCTAGTACCTGTTACTGAAATAGAAATTTCTACAGTACCATCCGATGTATATGAAAAATCAAAACTTGTAATTAAACCAGAAAATTGAAAAACATTCATTCTAGAAATATTCTTTTTCAATTCATCCAATCGATTAGCCCAATTTGGATATAATTTTCTTAATATATCATCTTTTGGTAAAGCAGCTTCTGGTTCTAATAATCCAGCTGTTTGCGAATATGATGCAATTGCCGAAGTTGGATGTTCAATATCAATTGTCATATAGCGGCCAGGTCGCAACCAAGTTTCCTCAATATCATCTAAATCTCGTTGTGGATTTGGAACTATCATATTAATTGAGGCTCGATTCAATAAGCCCATACTATGATCGCCAATTTCAACATCTACTAAAGATAAATACGGACCTATACGATATGATTTGTCTTGTAAAATTTGTTGTTTAGCGTATGCATAACCAGCTATAGCGGCACTATTGTTTTGTACATCTTTTTCTGTATAAAAATCAATATATGATGCGGTATAAGAAGTTTCTCGTAAATAACCTTCTGGTCCGGATGGTAAATAACGACCTTCTCGTACAGTCGAACCACCTAAAACACCAAATTTTTTGCATATTGTTGATGGCAATGATTTAGATCCATCAGGTTCTGGTTCATATGCTGTTATTTTAGCATTAGCTATCTTACTCAGCATAAAATCTAGATCCGAATTTGTTTTACGGTGTTTTCCTGCAGTACCGCGGGCATTTAATTCAATACGTAAGTTTTTGTTAACATTTGTATAAAATATATTACTCATTATCTAGAATTATTTGTATTATTTATATTGTTTATATATTGTTGTATAGTGTCTGGATTTGGAATTCTCATTCTTGTGTCTGGTGGTACAATCAGTGTTCCTTTACCTAATGCATTTTCAGTTGCAAGTATCCACCATAGTGATGCATCACCATAAAATGTATATGCTAATTTGTCCAAACGTTCTATGCTTGTAGTTTTAATATATACATCGCCATCTTGATTTGGGGTAGACTGTATGATAATTGATGATAATTTTCGTTTCTCGTTGTTATCTTTTACAACTGTTGCTGTTATATATCTCATAATTATCCTTGTTGAATTAATTTGTCGTTAGTGGCGTAGTTGTTTCCGTAGTTTTATCTTGTATATTGTTAACATTGCCTACTTGTCGCTCTTCTTTATTTTTATCTTTTTTAGGTTTTGCATCAACATTATCTTTAAAATCACTTAACCAATTATCATCACCTCGTATTGGTTCGGCATCCGAAGAAAATTTCTTAGCCAATGTAAAGAATCTACCGGTTTTTTGTGGTATATAATCTGTAATAAGATTAAATTGACATTGTACTTCTATGCATAGTGGTACTTGCATCATGGTTGGATCATCTTCAATATTGATTTCCCAAGGAGATTCCATATCATATGTATATGATAATGAACTAAGCACTGCAGGTTGTTGTACGAATAAATCACCTAAAGTAATTCGCATCCAGGGTCCTTGCATTGCAATACTATCAATATAATTAGGCGCTGTATAGCCGGCTAATGCATTAAGTTTTCGCCAAATTGGTTGTACTTCATCACGCGATGTTGCATAAACTTTAAAATTTAAACTTAAATCGCGTGAATAATTTTGATATATATAATTCGGATCGGCGCGCCCTATCATGTTAACGGGCGTCCATGTTGGATTAAATGAATCTGATAATGATGTTATATGTGCTCGAAATACAATTATATCATCTTCCGTTGCAGATGCTGCACCGTTATGTAATTTCGGACCTGTAAAATAAAATTTAATAAAATCAGATGTGCTAGCCCCAATGCCAGGAATATTTGCACCGAATGATGGATCTATAGGTTTCCATTTATAAGCCTGAGATAATTTTCTTGTACTAAAATCAATTACGTTTACTTTATCACCAGTAAATGGAGTTACAACTTCTAACGGATTCTCTGTTGGTATCCATTTGTTTGTTCCCCACGTTTTTGCAACATGAGATCGCAAAGTGAAATCTGCACGAATTGCAAACTTAGTATCATGGTCTCCTGTGCCATATATGGTTTCTCTATTGAAAATACTATATGCGCCTGCAGGTGAAACGGTAGCTCCAGCATAAATACCAGCTCGTATACTACCCCTTAGTAATGCACTAGAACCATTAACGTTTCTATCTAATAAAGATCCTAGTTGTCCTGCTGCTTCGCTCAGTGTATTAAATGAGTTTTTAATATCTATTGCAATACTTGAACGAAAATCTGGATATTTTACTGATGCTAAAAGTGCTTTATTACTTAAACCGTTAAATGGCAATGTTTTGTATGTTGCAGAAAGTGTGCCATCGGTATTTGCTGCAACAGCACTAGCTATTTGCGTAAGTATAGGAATTCCTGTGATGCTGGAAACGACTCCGGCACCCAATGCTTGTAATCTAATTAAACCTTGAGATATTGTAGCATTAGTATTAGATGGGGCATTTGGTGTCCAATTTGCATATTTTTTGTTTTGTTCTGGTGTTTGGTCTATCTGCGATGATTGATTCCATTGTGTTGTGTCGGTATTTTGTAATAAATTTATGTTTGAAATTGGATTAGTGGGTATTCTTGATATTACTCCGGGACTAAATGGTGTTTCAAATTGACCTACATAAGCACCATTAGATACATATGTAGGATTTAGATTAAGTGGCGGCTTTGACAAAAGAAAAGAAAAATTGGTCTGAAATTGCAGTGACTGCGCTGTAGGATTTGTATAAATAACATCGGGCAGTATGTTGAAAGGTTGTGAAAATTGTGATTCATTACCCGTTGTTGGATTTGGCATCTTATTCTCCTAGTATCCGTATAGTGGCCGATTACCAGCTGCTGAGCCAAATAATCCGTCTCGTTTTAACTGTTGCGTTTGTGAATTTATTGCGTTAACGATTGCAGCTGCAAACGCCATCATATTGTTATTGCCATCTGATGTTGCAGCAGATGAATCAATGTTTGTTCCAATTGCTACACCATCATTTTTTTGAAATCCAACAGTTCCAGCTGGCAATGAAATTACGCCTCCTAAGCCAGGTGGGATAATGGCATCATAGACACTCACATCTGATTCTGCGGCGGCATTGTTTTTTGGATCTTTACCATAATTGCCAATAGAGGTGATGTTCGCCGTTGCATTTTTTAATATTGCTGCTCTTTGTCCGGCGCTCACTAAGTTGCCTAGGGTTTGTAACTTGTCATCTTCCATGTTAATTAACTTTTGCTGTACGGATGCATTTGACGTTAATGCATCTTTTTGTAACTTGGCTATTATGGTTAGTTGATCATATTGTAATAAATTTAATTCTCTGGTATTTTCTGCAATTGCATTTTGTTCTTGCATTAATTTGTCTGTAGTTCTTGTTTCTTCTAAATCTAGTAACTCTTCATATTGATCTCGTGATAGCTCTTCAGTTTCTACCATTGCTGATGCGGCCTTAGCTAATTCATCTCCCTTTAAATTAAATAATATTTCAGCACCAGCACCTTCTAGTAATTTTTTCTTTTGCATTGCTCGAGATAATGAAGCTTCATCCATTTGCAATAAATCAGCCATTTGTTGTCGAGCAAATAAATTGTTTTCTAATACATCTCCTTCTTGTTCTAGAATTTTATACATGGCATCGGCTTGAGCTGCCATATCGCCTCGCAGTGTAGCTTCTCGTATTGTATTAGTTAAACTTTTTCCAGATACTTCGTCAACTAATCTTCGTCCAGATAAAAGTTGATATTCTAATTCTTGCCCAATACTAGATTCAATGTTTAATAAATTTTCACCTGTTTGTTTCATTTCTGCTAATGATAAACCTAAACTTTTTGCTTTTACTGCAGCTAGTTCTAATCGACCTGGCATTCGGCCGAATTGCATTTGAATTGCTTCTCCAGCTTCGGCAATTTCTTCATATACATCTTTAGAAGAAATTTGTAGTCCGGTCATTGTTTGCATTTTATCAATTAATTGAGCAGTATTATAAAGTTGTACGTTGGTTTGTTTACCACTTTGTGCGGCCCATCCGGTAATTTGTGTTGCAGTTTCTTCAGATAACTCGAGATTTTGCGTTAAAATTTTTTGTGTTGATAGTAAACTTGCATAGTATTTATTGCCCTCTATTGTCTGCATATTTACAAATGGTACAATATTTTTTTTAATTGTTTCGCCCATTGCTATTGCAGTTTTATGGCTCATTCCTAAATTATATGCAGATCGTGCAAACTGTTGAGATAGTTCCGCAGCAACAGCTACATTAACACCAAATGTTTTATTTATACTTTTATTAGTTTTTTCTAAAGCTAAGGTATGACCTAAGTATTCTTGTACTTTGCTACTAATCTCGTCATTAAGTCTTCTTTGTGTATTTAATCCAAATATTAGATTTTGATTTGCGTCGCTTATATTAAGAATCGCTGTTGCCGCATTTGTAGCCGCCTCGCCCATTGCTTTAATAGTTGCCACCACTTCACCAATAGCTGGCGCGCTCTTGCCTATATCTATAATTGCTTTTATTAAATTTGTTATCTCAGACATAGCATTCTTTTATAATAAATATACAATGTAATTATTTTGATCTGGTTGACATTGGATTAGGTGCCGTAGGTAAAGTTTTGCGAGAGCCGGCGTGATTTTTCTTGCTAGATTCATGTTGTTCAATGCGATTCTTGATGATAGCAGTAACTTGTTTTTCCCAAAATCTTCTGATATGTACTGGCATATTGTATATAGTATCCCAGTCCCAACGACCTTCGCCATGCCATACCATGTTGAATAAATTTTCGTGCATCACGATGCGATGCTGTGGACTAAAACCAAAAAAAGTCTGTGTTAAGTGGAAATTTAGATGTGAAGGTGCCTCCATTTTCACCTTCAAATTCATAATCAAAATCTAAACCAGGCATATTTTCTTTGTAAAATGTACGAAAGCGTTTTGCATCTGCAGATAAGAATTCATAACGTATAAAATATTCAATATCCTCCGGTGATCTACTTTCATCTACTTGTGTGATCACAGCTTTCAGTGTTTCAGATATTGTTTGAGACTCAGTTAGTTCTACTAGATAAGAAAATTTAATGATGCGATTTGTTTCTGCATATGTAAATTCTCCATTTGCATCTGCTATTAAATCGAATGATTTAAATTTGATTTTAGTTAAATCTACATTACGATCTAATACTTGGTTAGTTTTCGGATTTGTTACTTTAACTGGATAATCTGATCCATATGCTAATATTCTTGCACTAATAAGTAAGCCTTCTTTGTCTGCAGCTGCAATTTCATTAACATCAATATCCGTTACGATGATTGATTGTAATAACTTATCAAATACAACGCCTTCTTTAATATAAGAAATATTAGTTAAAATATCTTCATCATATGCAGTCATATATCGCATTTCAATTTTTCCAGAATGTAATGCATGATGTTCCGGATAAATTTTTCCAGCGCTAGGTAAATCTACAATAATAGATGGCAATTTGCTTCTTTGTTGAGATTCATAACGTTGTTTGGTTAAATTAACAATGTCTTGATTGTTTAATCTTGTAGTAACTTTACTCATAGTTTCCTTGTAACTTTATTATAAATATATGCGAACATAAAAAATGGGGGCAAATACCCCCATAAAATAATGCTTTTTTAGAAATTTAAGAATGCCCAATCATATCGAACTGTTAATTCTAGTTCTTGAACTGCATCACTACCCCAATCATATGTTCCGAATGCAGCATCTGTAAGGAAAGCTCCTTTCAAAATCCATTCTTCTACAACTTCTCCTAGTGGGGACAATTGATGTAATCGTATTTCTTTTTTATAAAAATTTGAATATCCATCTCGGCCTGTTGCAGATTCATGATGAAGACGAATCCATTCCATTACTGCTTGTGCTCCCGATGGAACAATTGCATCATAAAGTGTCATGGTAATAGTACTCCATTCAGACTTCCCTTTAACATAACGCTTAACGTTGATCATATCTAATGCAATTTCACCGTTAGCTATTGTTGGTTTGCCTGATGCTTTTACTAGATATGATGGAATTCCGTTGACTTCAAGTATGAACTGGTGTTGCTTTTTCGGTTCCCATGAAAATGCGGTATCGAACATCTCATTTTCAGATGCATATGATAAATTTTGATTTATTTGATCAAATAATGCCATGTTATTAATCCTTTAATTTTAATATAAATATCATGAACATGAAAAAAGGCAGACCGAAGCCTACCTTTTTCAAAAATTTAATTTTTTCCAGATACTATTCCGGGAAACTTGCTCCTGTCGGTTGAATATTGAAATCTAAAATAATAAATTCTGCTGTTCTTGTTGGTTGCAAAAATAATTGTCCATAAAGAATATTTTGATCAATTACATCCGGTGTATTATTGGTTTGATCCATAACAACTCGGAATGCATATAATCCTTGTTGAGCTTTAACTTGTTCTAAGTATGGATTAACAATACTCAAGAAACGATTTCTTGTACTGGCTGTATTTTGTTCAAATACTAAGAATCTAGTTGAAGATGCAATAAATTTCTTAACTGCAATAAGCAAACGACGAACATTTACTCGGTCTAATGCACTTGGACGAGCTTGTAGTGTCTTTTGCCCCCAAATAACTATTCCATCATTTACAAAGTTTGCAATAGGATTTACGCGAGCTTCATACAATGTATCTCTATCACTTTGCAACAAACGT